AATACCAACATCAAACAAAAGAAGCTCATGGGGCGCGTTATGAATGATCCTGTTAATAATCCAAAGCATTATAATTCACATCCATCCGGGATCGAATGCATTCAAATAACCGAGCATATGAATTTTTGTTTGGGAAATGCGGTGAAGTATATCTGGAGAGCGGGATTAAAGGGAGGCGCTATAGAAGATCTGGAAAAATCAGTCTGGTATTTGCAAAGGGAAATACAAAGAAGAAAAACATATAATTGGAGAGAATCCTGTGAAACAGCTAAGGCCCTATCAAGAGAACGCAATTCAAGAGCTTAGATCGGCTTTAGCTTTAAAGCTAAAACCAGTCCTGTCAGCTCCAACGGGATCAGGTAAAACGAGAATCGCCTCAGAGATATTCGCTCTTGCTCGCGTAAAAAATAAGCGTGTGTGTTTCTGTGTTCCGTTTTTGTCCCTTATCCGCCAAACCTATCGGGCATTTGTTGAGGCTGGGATAGATGAGCGGGAGATCGGGATAATTCAGGCTAATAATGAACTCACAGACTGGTCGCGTCCGGTTCAGATCGCCTCGATTGATACGCTATCCCGCCGGCCAAAATTCCCGGATGTCGATGTTGTGATCTTTGATGAAGTCCATAACAATTCTGTCGTTTACAAACGATGGATGGAGGCATCTCCCAACACCTATTTTATCGGATTGTCTGCGACTCCATGGGCCAGTGGCATGAGCAAGCTCTGGGACAAAATGATCGTTGTCTCGACAGTCGCTGAGCTTATTAAAGATGGATACCTGTCTCCATTCAAATATTACGCGCCGTCTGTTCCTGACCTGCGAGACGTCAAGATAGTTGCTGGTGATTATCAAAAGGACCAGCTTGCACTGGCCATGAGCAAGGCTGATCTCATAGCTGACATCGTGACTACGTGGATAAAGAAAGGCGAGAACAGGCCGACCTTTTGCTTTGCCGTGAACCGCCGCCATGCTCAGGAGATCCAGCACCAGTTCCTGAATGCCGGAATCCCGGCTGGTTACGTGGATGCCTATACGCCCGTCGAGGAGCGTGAGGCCATGATTAATCAGCTACGGGACGGAGAATTAAAGGTCATCTGTAATATCGGAACGATGACGACTGGCGTTGATGCGCCTTTTGTGTCCTGCATCATTCTAGCGCGCCCGACAAAGAGTGAGATGCTTTTTGTGCAAATTATCGGTCGCGGCTTGAGGACTAATCCAGATAAACAGGATTGTATTATTCTGGATCATTCCTCGACTGCCCTTAATCTCGGCAGGCCAGATGAGATATTTTACGATCATTTTCGTGGTGGTCAGTCTCCTGTTGGTGGGACGAAAGCAGACAAGAAGGAAAAAGAAGATCCAAAGCCGAGAGCCTGCCCGAGTTGCGGATTCCTGCTTTTGCCTAAAGAAAAGGATTGTCCATCTTGTGGATATGTATTCCCTCCGCCCAGCAGTGATGTATATGTAGCAGATGGCGAGCTTGCGGAATTGGGTTCTGGTGGTAAGCTACGCAAGGTCAAATTTGACGAGAAGCAATCTTTCTGGTCTGGATTGCTTTATCTTGCTGAAGAGCGTGGTCGGGCGCGTTCATGGGCGTTGGCCAATTATAAGAACAAGTTTGGGGTTTGGCCGAGAAATCTCAAGGATAAACCTGAGTATCCCACAAAATCGGTAAAAGACTTTGTAAAAAGTCGAAGTATCGCGTGGGCAAAAAGAATGGAAAAAGAAAGAATATTAACGGGATGAGTTACTTCAAGAAGCCAGTGGTCGTTGAAAAACGCAAGCTTGGACCGAACAGATGGAAGAAGTCTGCGCCAGATCAGCCTGAAAAGCCGGTTTACAGCGATATAGAAAAACAGCTACACAAGCATAGCAAGCGGAACTCGACCTATTTCCCGCCATCCTGGTGGCTACCCGGAGAAAAGTGAATGGCACGCCCTGGCCGTAAGCGGAAAATCGAAGCGCCGCGTTTTCCAAACGGCCAGGTAAAGCCGGCGGAACAAGAGCCGTCTCCAACTCTGGTTAAGCGCCTGGCTGCCTATTCTCTGGTCGGAATGCAGGATGCGCAATGGGGTACTGTTCCGGGTATATTCTATCTCAGCAGGAAGATAGACGAGACTGAATATGAGACGGCCAAGCGGTTCTCAAGTCTCTACAGCCAGTATATTGCGGTTATAAACGGCCCACGTAGGCCAAAAACATCTACCGGAGAGCAGAGAGGCCAATCGGCTCAGATTGATGTGGATACGTTTCTGGGCCAGCAAGAGGCATCCAGGCATACCGATGTCATGGACAGGTATAATGACGCCTACACAGCCCTGCAAAATCTTGGGGCTGGTGTGGCTACAGAGGTCATTAATTTCTGCGCTGATTCGGGTCAGACGCCATGCGGATGGGAAGGGATGATAAAATTAAGAAAGGGTTTATCTGTTCTGGCTGTGCTTTGGAATGTAAAAAGCAGGTAGGATTTGACAAGATTGATGGATTGTATAATATGTTTATTGGCATTGTTTCGTCAGATGCTGTTTCTCCAACTTGTCCGTGATTTCTTCCTCCCTGCATGGACGCCCGCCCAGTCACAATAGTCTGGGCGGGATTTTTTTTAGGCTTTGATGGCCTTGTATCTAACCGCAGAGAACATGGTCGTCTTGGCGAGCTGCTGGTAAACAGACGGATCAAGCACCTTTTCGGCTTCCTTGGCGGAAATGCTGGTGCGCTCCTGAAGGCCGACTGTTACACGGAAGCGATCTCCTTCGATAACGTCAACTCCCGTGGCCAGGATCATGGACTTGACTGCGTCCAGTTCATCCTGAAGGGCATCCATCTCGATTTTAAGAGCGGCATAGCGGTCAGCGAGTTCATTCTGGCTCATTTGGTCCCTCGTTGGTTTGTGTTGTTGACGAAGATGAGATTACCACATCCCGCAATCCTGTCAAGCCCATATCAAAATATTTTTGTTACAGGCTTCTTTCAACCATATCGACGATGCGATATTGATGCGGATCCTTGTGCAGGGCTTTTTCGATCAGGCGATAGATTTCTGAATTGTTGTCCAGCCTGAGTCCGGCCTTTCCTTTTTCATCGGCATGAAGTATAATGCTTTCAACGTCGTAGCATATCCCGCCGCGATATCCTGTGTCTGGATCTCCGGGATCTGTTTCGAATGCGATCTCTGCTTCGCCCCAGACGCATGAGTCATGGTCCGGGACGACCTGAAGTTCTTCGAAGTCGTAGGTCAAATATCCAGTTCGGTATTTCATTTTGGGAGCCTTTCGAATCCGATGGCGACGTTTCTTGAGATGACATGGGCCATGGGGATTTCGCCCTTGGGGGTTATCCTTACGCCCAGATCGAAATTGACTCTGCCGGCGATTTCAATCCGGGAGGTGTAGATTTTGCGGGCCAGATTGTAAGCTCCCAGCACGGCGGCTTCCAATGGCAGTTTCTGGGGTGGAATGGCGATGGGCTTAGGCGATTTCTCGTCTGCCCACGCCTGTTTAAGGCACTCGCCAAATGGCTGTCCTGTCTCACGTCGTAGCCTATGGGCTACAAGCATGACTCTTCGTTTATCGTAGCGCATGTTGGGTTCCTCATTTCCATGGTTGGTCTCATCAGCAGCCGCCTTACGGCTGGACAGGGCCGGAGCCCTGTTTCGACCTTAGTTCAGGAAATCAGATGGGAATTTAGCTTCGATTTCGTATCCCATATCTTTGATCTGCTTCAGAGCATCTTTTGTCAGTGTCTTGGTCCCAAGGAGCTTGGCAAATTTATTAGCCATATCGCAGTGGGGATAAGCTTTGTCTTCGCCAAAAACGTTTTTGATCAGGACGGTGATTTTCATTTTGTCTCTCCAAGGTTTGTGTTTATGTCCCTATAAATACCGTTCTAAATAAAATCTGTCAAGCCCTTTTTGTTGCAAAGTGCGAAAAATCTGGTATAGTTTAAAACTCCTTGAGAGGCCAAGGACTTGCGCAGGTCCGAACGCGGAATGCCGACAGCAAGGGTAGCGTCTTGCCCTGGAGAAGATGGCGGATGGCGATTAACTGGGCCAAATATGGTTTGCTGGCGAAACCCGGTCCTGAAGGCGGTCCCTATGTAATAGAACCCGGATCCTGGGAGCTGATCGACGAATTCCTCGCTGAGCTAAAAGCCCATGACGAAGCCCGCAAATCCGGTCGTGTCGTCATCGCAGTAGACTTCAAGACAAAGAAGATAAAAGACCATAAGGACAACCCGGACAGTTTCTTCAATTTCTAGAGAAAGATCCACCTATGCCCACACAAACCAACGAAACCCGTATGGTCGAACTATTCGAGCGCTTAGTAATAAAGGTAGAGAGAATTTCAGAACACCTTGAGCTATATTCAGGCATTCTCAAAGACACCCTCGAAGAAGAGGGAAAATGCAATAAAGAGATAAAGACAAAGATCGAGCAGGGAATTGTTTGATAAATCAAATATATACAAGATAGAGTTAAAGTGCCCAAAAAAGGAATTTCCCGATCATGAAAAAGATTTGGCCTGCTGATAAGGTAGAAAGAAGAGAAGTCAATAAGTTAGTGCCTTATGCGAGGAACGCCAGAACGCATTCTCCTGAGCAGATTGACCAGATCGCGGCGAGCATTCGGGAGTGGGGCTGGACAACGCCTGTTCTGATTGACGAGGAAGGCGGTTTGATCGCTGGCCATGGTCGTGTCATGGCTGCCAAGAAGCTCGGGATCGGCGAGATTCCCGTGATGGTCGCGTCTGGCTGGTCTGATGCCCAGAAAAAGGCTTACGTTCTGGCTGACAATAAACTGGCGCTAAACGCCGGCTGGGACACGGAAATGCTCAAGATCGAATTGTCCGATCTCTCTGAGATGGACTTTAACCTGGACTTGACCGGGTTTGGCCCTGATGAACTGGCAATCCTGCTGGCGGAGAAAACGGAAGGTTTAACGGATCCCGATGAAACGCCCGAACCGCCTGCTGAACCGGTTAGCGTTCTTGGCGATGTTTGGATTCTTGGGAATCATAGGTTGGTATGTGGAGATGCCACCAATGTTAATGACTGGAATACTTTAAAAGTAAGCCATGGATTCATTCTTTTTACTTCTCCACCTTACAATCTTGGTAGTGGGGCAAAATTAAGCGGCAATAAGTCCATAAGCAAGAATGGCAACGCTTACGGTGATTACACAGATAATGTGTCATCTAACGAATATTTTTGCCTATTAGATTCAATACTTTCTACTTCTATGACATTTGTTGATCTATCTGTTATAAATGTCCAGCCGTTGGCTAATTCAAAAAGGCCAATAATTGAGTGGATGGGCAAATGGGCGACAAATCTTATTGACATAGTCACTTGGGATAAGGGCCATGCAGCACCACCGATGGCTAAAGGTGTGATGTCGAGTCGTTATGAATGGATATTTTTATTCTCAAATAAGGAAAACGCATCTAGATCAATACCATATTCTTCCTGGCAGGGAAAATTCAGCAACGTATATAACGCGCCGCCGCAGCGGAATAATGAATTTGCCAGCGTTCATGGCGCTACATTTCCTGTGCATTTGCCAGAATACATAGTTGGGGATCTTGTAAACAGATGCAGAGGCGTGGTCGATTGTTTTATGGGAACGGGAACAACGATGATTGCTGCTGAGAAATTAGGTCGAGAATGCCGAGGTATTGAAATCAGTCCGGCCTATGTAGACATCTGTGTGGAAAGATGGCAGAATTTCACGGGAAAAGAAGCTCATCTGGAATCTAATGGAGAGTCTTTTAATAATTTGAAGGCGAAAAAAAATCATGTCCAACGATCAGAAAGTAAAGAAACCGGGAATGCCTCCCTTCAAGCCGACGGAAGAAAACCGGAAGATGGTTGAGGCCATGTCCAGCTTCGGAATGCCTCAGGCTCAGATATGCACGGTTCTGGATATAGATCCTAAAACCTTGAGGAAATATTTCCGCGAGGAATTGGACAAGGCTATGATCAAGGCCAATGCCAAGGTCGCGGCTAATCTATTCCGCCAGGCCACCAAGGATGACTTTAAGGCTACGACGGCTGCTATATTCTGGTCAAAGACCCGGATGGGCTGGAAAGAGCCTGTTCACATGGAGCATTCCGGTTCATTAAGCGTGAATTTCAAAGGCATGTCAGACGATGAGCTTGACGACTTTATCGCGGAGCAAACGGGAAACCTTAGCGGAAGCTTTGATTGAAAAATCGCGCCGCCAATGCGAAGCCTCGTTTGTTCACTTTGTCAAGAAAGCATGGCCCAATATTGAGCCCGGAAACAATTTGATATGGGGATGGCATATGAATGCCATTTGCGAACATCTTGAGGCCGTTTATTATGGAGAAATCAATCGTTTACTTATAAATGTTCCTCCTGGGTTTTCTAAATCGCTTTTGACATCTGTGTTCTTTCCGAGTTGGTGTTGGGCGAAGGATCCGCATCTGCGGTTTTTGTGCGCATCCCATACGCAAAGTCTGGCTATTCGCGATTCGACAAAAATGCGTCGGCTTGTCCAAAGCGATTGGTATCAGGCTCGATGGGGCGACAAGATCATTCTTACCGGCGACCAGAACGCCAAGACCAAATTCGAGAATAAAGCGACAGGCTTTAGAGAGGCTGTGGCTGCTGGCTCGATCACTGGCTCCAGAGGCGACATCGTTATCATTGACGATCCGCATTCTGTCGAGGGCGCTGCGTCTGAGGCCATGCGCAATTCTACGATTGAATGGTTTCTTGAGGCCGTTCCGACTCGCTTGAACAATCCCGAAACGTCGTCGATTGTTGTCATTATGCAGCGCCTCAATGAGGGCGATGTATCTGGCGTAATCATTGATAAGCAGCTTGGGTATGAGCATCTCTGCCTGCCGATGGAATTCGAAGAAGACCGGCGATGCGAGACCAGCATAGGCTTTGTAGATCCGCGTGAGGAAGAGGGCGAGCTACTATTCCCGGATCGATTCCCGCGTGAGGTTGTCGAACGGGACAAAAGGGTTATGGGGCCGTTCGCCACTGCCGGCCAGTTCCAGCAGCGCCCATCTCCCAGAGGAGGCGGCATTATCCAGCGATCCTGGTGGCAGCTTTACGACGACAACGAAGCCGCAGCTCAGGGACTGAACAGCGGCATGACCTATCCGGATATGGATTACATCGTCGCCTCGCTGGACACTGCCTATACCGAGAAGCAGGAGAACGACGCCAGCTATCTGACGATCTGGGGAATCTGGCAGCGCGGCGGCTCAGCGGCAAAATCCATTCTCTCCGTCAAGGGCGAGCGCATCGACCTGATTGACGACAGGGATACGATCCCATGCGCCATGCTGATGCACGCAAAGGAGATGCGCTTGCAGGTTCATGGCTCGAATGTATTGCGGGAGCCCGGAGAGACTGAGGCCGCTTTCAGAATCAGGCAGAGGGCTGCATGGGGTCTGGTCGAGTGGGTCACGCATATGTGCAACCAGTTCAAGGTTGACCTGCTGCTGATCGAGGCGAAGGCCAACGGCATGACTGTCGCGGATGAGATCAAGAGATTGAACCGGACGACGAACTGGTCGGTTCAGTTGATCAATCCCGGCAGCGCGGACAAGGTCGCCAGAGCCTATGCCGCTCAGGCTACATTCTCGAATGGCCAGGTCTGGGCTCCGGATCGGGACTGGGCTGATAAGGTCATCACCCAGTGCGAGATGTTCCCGAAGGGCAGGCATGACGACGCTGTGGACTCCACCACACAGGCGCTGAATTATCTCAGGAAGCGCGGCTTTCTGCATCGTCAGGAAGATATCCTTGCTGACATTGGCGAGAGAGCGACCTACAAAAAGCCGGTCAAACCTATTTACGACACCTAGCCTTCGTGGTATAGGAAATATAGTTGCCTGTAAGAACAACCCATCTCCCAAATGTCCACAATATTGTCAGAACAAAAAGGTGACGCCATGCTCAAAGCCATTTTTGCGATTATTGCGTTTATCGGCATTTACATAAGCCTTTGGTATTTGTTCCAAAGCACTGGTGGGGGCGTAGGATGATCGTCCATATTTTCACAGCCATCGGCGTCTACACCGTTGGAATGTGTCTGGTGCGGATCGTGCTGGCGCTTATGGGCGATCGGACGGGAAATAGCGGACGCTACAAAATGTGGGACGAGGAAGATGACTGAATACGCAAGTGCGTATATCTCAATTTAATACGCAAACCCGTATAGGGAGAGAAGGTATGATCGACTACAGCAAACTCGCAAAAACCATGTGGGACGCTTATTGCGCTCATGCCGGTGGGAAGACGTTTGACGGGAAACCGCTGCCGACATGGGACGAGCTTGGCGATGAGCGTCAGGGCTGCTGGATCGCCGCCGCCGAAGCTGCTTTCGCTGAACTGACGAAACCGACAGATCGGGAAATATTTCGGCTTTATTCCAGCCCCACGCCGCGCTGAAGGGAAAGAAGGGATGACAAACAAACCGGAAGAAGGTCCGCATGTGCCGGACACTGTGGCGCTTCTTGAAGCGCAGGCGAAGGAGATTGCGGAGAAGGATGCCCGCATCGCGGAATTGGAGGCGGCGCTGAAAGAATCTGACGAATCTTTGGGATGGCTAATATCGAAATATGTATGCGAGCTTGTTAATCATGACGACAGGGCACGCATACTCGCCGCGATGAATGGAGAGAATTACAATGGATAATAAAACACTTCAAAGCTACATCGACCGTATGGTTAAGCTAAAGATGGAACAGCGCCAGCTCGCCGAGTTCCTGTCAGATGTTAAATTGGAGGCCAAATCCAATGGCTTCGACGTTGGCGCTCTTGATGAAGTCGTGGCTCGCATTGTGGCCAAGGAAGAACTTCTGAAAAAGCGCAAGGAGCGAGAAGAGATCGCCAGGGTATATGCCGAGGCTATCGGCCAGATGAGTCTGTTTTGATATCATCAAGCGTAAGAGAGTAAGCCATGAACATGTACTATTACCGCTCAAATTCTCCGCTTGCCCTGAAGATCAACAAAATCCTTCGGGACAGGAGGATGGAATCCCAGGACAATAACCGGGAAAAAACAAAGATATATTATATCACAAGCTCAAACTGGCGTGGCTTGAGAGGAAGAAATGAAGCGCCTCCTGAGTTAATGGACGCCCAGTTCCCATGGGCTCCGTTCAGATATCTGGACAGCATCATCCGTGAGGTAGAGTCGGAGTATGGCATCTCCTACGATGACATCAAGGGATCAAGGCGTTCTCCCAAAATGTCGTATGCCAGGCATGTTGTTTTCTATGTAGCCAAAGAAGCGACAAGCCTGAGCTATCCTGACATTGGCCGTCGCATGGGAGGCAAGGATCATACGACGATCTTGCATGGATACCATCGGATTAAAAAGATCGTTGAGGCTGGCGGCGATGAAGCTGATAGAATTATAGCCTTAAAGGAAAAGGCAAAGAACCGTCGCGCTCACAGCGGATATTGGGGCTGCTAGACTGCCATGACTCGTAAGATTGTCTTGACCGATGAGCAAATTGAAGCCCGGCTGGAGAAGAAAAGGCAGTATCAGAGAGAGTGGTCCAAAGCCAACCACGAAAGAAGATACGCCAGGCTAAAACAGCGCATGGCCGCTGATCCTGAATTTGAGTCGCAGGTGAAGAGTAGATGGGAGGCTAACCGAAAGAAGCGTCGGGCGAGTGGTGCTGACAAATACGAGTCTCCCGAATCCAAAGAGAAGCGCTTGAATCGTGAGCGTAGATATCGGGAGAAGAAAAAGCAGGAACGGAAGCTGGCTAATCCTGCTCCGCCAAAGCCAAAGGTGGAACAGAAGCCCAAAAAGTGCGTTACAAAGACAGAGGCGAAGAAAAAGCCCGGACGATTGCTGGCCCTCATGGGATGGGCCGGGTATTAGTCTGCTATGGCTTCAGCTTGTCTTTCCGCCTGGCAATGATGAAAGATCACCCACTGGTATCGTCTTGAAGCTTAATCTGATCGCCCGAAGCATTAACAGGGCTTCCTTCTTGGCTTCATCGTCTCTGACATGATCGACAAGCGCGAGAAGCTTTGTAAAGCTGGCTGCTCTAGCTGCCACAGGATCTATTGGGGCTTCATCAAACGGAGGCACATCAACATCCGAATAGTCTTCATCGTCTGACATTTTTCTTCTCCCGACATCTGAATGGCATGATGGGCTCTCCGTCCTTGCGCCACTCCATGAGAATAGAATAATTATTGTGGGGAGGCCCAAGGTTTAGCGGATTTTCCCAGCCAAGCTCTAATGCTTTCTCAAACCACGCATGTGGAACGTAGAGAAATATTCTTTCACTTTTTGATTTTTTTTGATCGTTCATATTCACTCCGTAGTGCGTCCAGAAAAATAACGCCACGTTCAACAGTTGGAGCTGTCCAGATCCGGTTGGGAGATGTTTCAGGTTCACGCGGATCAATGATCACCAATGCGCCAGGAAAGATCGGATGCTTCTTTAGCCCTAGCTGCTTGGCATAGCTGTCTGCGACCTTGTATCCAGAAACCCGGACGATCTGGGCCACTAGCCCGTCAGGCGTGACCAAGGTTTCCTGTGCGCCAGTGTGTTTGTGGCCACAAATCACCAGATGATCGCGGAAGCCCATCAGAAGCTCACGACGCGGCCCATGAAGCTGGCTATAGATAGATGTGCCTGGAAAATCATGGCGAGCGTGGATACGGGTTTTAGCGCCACACGGATGCTGTAGCTCGATCCTGACGCCATGCGGCTCGTATAGCGAACCCTGTTTGCCGGCGATCCATTCCAGCGGATCTCCCTGGCCCTGCCATAAGTCATGATTTCCGGCCACCAGAAACAGCCATTGCAGCGGCTCAACAAGCCATTCGACCAGCTTCCATGCCTCGCGTGCCGTTACCTGTTGCTCACCATACAGGACGCCCAGCCTGCCGATCCAGCCGTTTTGATAGTCGCCGACAGACGCAGCCAGAACATACGGGTGGCTGATCGCTATATCCCGGTGCGCGGCGAGCAGTTCAAAATCACATCCAGCATCGTCCACATGCGGATCGCCCAAAACAAGGAGGCCAAAAGGCCCATCAATGTGGACTGGAATATGAATGAGATCGCGCGCTTCATCGGCTGTCTTTGCTCTGCGGCTCTCTTCAATTTTGTCTGCAATTAGCTGATCTATGTCGCGGCTTTTGCTGGGTAGCCTGGGGAGGGTGAATTTCTTGAGCTTGGCAACTCTGTGCTGCATAGCTCTTCGAGATATTCCCAAAGCAGTGGCTGCGGCACGGATATTGTTATCATTGACCTCAAGCGCTTTACGCGTTTGCTCGAGCTCCTCACGCGTCAGCCCAAGATTGCGTGCCACCAGAGTCATCCTTTGATGATGGGTTAGTAATCCACTCAATCGATCTGACGGAAGGCCGAAAAATCACAAAAAACTCTGTGGATCGCCCGTTTCCTATATTGACACTCTTTTTTCAGAGGCAATTTGCATTCTAACAACAATAAGATAAGATTCAAGAAAAGCTTTCGTGTGGCTGACGCTCTCTTCCGGAGTAGATATTAGGAGGTTAGTATGACTAAAATATTTATTCCGGATTACTGGCCCTTCTGGAAGTCTGACATATCGCTCAGGATTCCAGGGATCCCTACGGCAAGCCTTTGATTGAGACTGCGAGAATGGACGCCATGGTATCTGGCTATGAGGCGGATAAAATTGTGTAACTGTTTGATATTGAGGCAAATAATAAAACAGTTTGCAATGATCTGAAAATCATATATAAAAATATAAAGCCCGCATTTTGCCTTTGATTTATCAATGGGTTGGGGTTGCGCCAATGATGACCCTGTTCCAGATCGAAGAGCGCCAGAGGGAAATTCAGAAACGTGTTGAAGAAATTGGCGATTTAATCGTAAGTAATGCTGGCGATCCTGAATCATTGTCGATTGAAATTGCAGGGTTAATTTCAGAGCTTTCTGAATTGCGCGGCAAGATAATTGAGCAGCACGAATTAATTATTGCTCTTGCTATTTGCGATTGCGTAGGCGGCCCGCACTAATCTACAGGACAACTCATGGCTATACCGTATAACCTCCGGCAGGTTCAGCCTCCGCAGGAAGAGCTTCCTGACGAAGAAGTTGTTGATATTCAGGCTCCTGTTGGTGCGCCTGGTATTGGGGCTTTAGCCATTGATTTGCCGGATGGTTCGGTATCCATCAATTTCGGCGGCATTCCGTTCAAGCCTCCGGGCGACTCTGAAGAGCATACGGAAAATCTCGCCAAGCACATGGATGATACTGAGCTTAGCGGGATTGCCGATACGCTTTTGAAGCATATCCGTGATGACATTTCCCGGCAGGAGCAGCGGCTTCAGGATATTGTGAAGGGCGTTGATCTTCTTGGAATCAAGCTTGAGGAGCCTCGCTCGGAGCCCGGAGAAGACAGCATTTCCGTTGTCAGGCATCCGCTTTTGCTGGAGGCTATTCTACGATTTCAGGCCAACGCCCGTGGCGAAATGCTGCCTGCCGATGGCCCTGTGAAGGTTTCGAATGAAGGCGACCAGTCCAAGATGATGGACGAGGATGCGCGCCAGCTTGAAAAAGACATGAACCATTATCTGACATCTGGCGCTCCGGAATATTACCCGGATTGCGACCGGATGTTTTTTAGCCTTGCCATGGGCGGAGAGGCTTACAAGAAAGTCTATTTTCATCCGATCAAGCGCCGTCCGGTCAGCGAAACGATTGACCGTAAGGATTTGATCCTGTCTGAGGGCGCTGTTAGCCTGGAAGCCAATAGCCGCATCACGCATCGTTGCCGCATGAAGCCGAGCGATGTGAAGCGAATGCAGCTTGCCGGCGTATGGCGTGATGTTCCTCTTGGAGACGCATTTCTTGCCGGATTGATGGTTAATACTGTTGACACCGCGCTAGAACAGATTTCCGGATTTCAGCCGAAAACTGTTACCGATCCTGAAGACATGGATCGAGAAATCTATGAATGTTATTGCGAAATTGATCTCAAGGGATTCGAACATAAGGAGGACGGCGAGCTTACTGGCCTTGCGCTTCCTTATCGCGTCACTATTGATCGTGATTCTCGCCAAATACTTGAAATTAGACGTTGGTGGGAAGAAAAAGATGAGACATTTACTCGAAAAGAAGTTTTTGTCGAATATATCTTTGTTCCGGCGTTTCCCGGCGTTAACCTCGGTTTGCTGCATATTCTTGGTAACGCTGATCGCGCTCTTACAGCGGCTTGGCGAATTGCTCTTGACAATGGTATGTTGGCTAACTTTCCGGGCGGCATTATGGCTCGATCATCCGGAAAGCAGCAAACGACTACGATCAGGGTGGCTCCGGGACAAGTTGCGCCGGTAGATGTTGATGGCGTTCCTTTGAAGGATGCCTTTATGCCTATGCCTTACCGTGATGTCACGGGAGGCTTTGTCAATATCATCCAGATGATTGAGCAGGCGAGCCAGCGCCTCGGCGGAACTGCGGAAACGGCAGTTGGCGAGGGCAGGAATGATGCGCCTGTCGGAACTACGATTGCCCTGATTGAGCAGGCGACGCGGGTGATGAATGCCGTCCATAAGCGTATGCATTCCGCCCAGTGCAAGGAATTTGCTCTTCTGAAAGAGCTATTCAAAAAAGACCCTGAATCTCTTTGGCGTAGTAACAAAAATCCCGGCTTTGACAGAAATGTTATGCTGCTTCAGCGGGCTTTGGAGAACAAGGATATTGTTCCGAAGTCTGATCCCAACACTTCCAGCCAGACATTGCGCATTCAGAAGGCGATTGCTCTGAAGCAGGCATCTGCTGCGAATCCGATGCTCTATAATATGCGGGCTGTCGAAGAGCGGTTCCTGTCCATGATTGGCGTTGAGGATGCCGCTGATCTTATGAACAATCAGCCTCCGCCTCCGATGCAGGCTGATCCGTCTCCGATGATTGAGGCTCAGGCCAAGATGATTGCGGCGCAGGCCAAGCTTCAGGATATTCAGGCCAAGACCCAGATTTCTTCCGTGGACCAGCAGACAAAGATTGCTCTTGCCAAAGCCAAGCTTAAAGAGAGCGATACGAAAGCGATTCAGGCTCAGACGGATGCGGCCAATCATGCTGCCGACCGGGAGAGCAAGGAAAAGCTTGCCATGATTGACTTTGCTCAATCTGAGCTGGTTCATAAGGACAAAATTAGCGAGAATCAACGTCGCGCTGACATTGATACTGCTATGAAGATTGAAAAAGCACAGGAAGAACGTCGTCGTCACGCGATGGATGAAGCTCTTTCCGCCCAGCAACTATCGCAGAGCGAGACTGAGTGATGGACATTAAAGATATCCGTGACAAGCAAATCCGCGATGCTTTGATGATGGCGGCTGATCGTGCCTCCCGTGGCCGCAAGAAAGATTCGCCTAAAGAAAAACCGATGCCCAGGGATTTGGAGACTTTTTACAATCCGGAGGCAGGTTCGCGAATAAAAGACGGAATTTTGGAGCCTGGTGACTATGGTCCTAACTATGGCGCAGATGTAAAGAATTGGCGCGAAAAGCGCGGAGCGTATGGTCGGGAAAAAGGCTACAATCCCTGGGCCGATCCGGAGAATATGTATACTCATCCGTCCGAGGAGCGCCACGACCCGAATGACCCGATTTATAACGTCAGCCCGGAGGAATATCGAAAGGGCGCTTATGGTCGCGGAGTATATGCTTTAAGGAATGGTGGTCGCGCCGGTATGGCTACAGGCGGCGATCCAACAAGTAATTACATAAGCTCGCTATATCAAAACATTATGGGCCGAGAGGCTGATGTGGGCGGCGCTGAATATTGGAAACAGCAGCTTGAAGAGGGAAATATTACTCCTTCAGATATATTGTATAATTTTGCGCAATCGCCTGAATTCAAAAATGTTTATCAATCTGATCCGAGCAAGGCTGTAAGCTCTCTTTATCAAGCTGCTCTAGGCAGATCTCCGGATCAGGCAGGTCTTGATTACTGGAATCAGCAAGTAAAAAGTGGTCTAGGATTAGGAGATTTGGTTTCTGGGTTTACGGGTAGCGAAGAAGGTAGGTCTTACCAAAGCTACAAGTTCCCTGGACTGTATAACATTAATGATAGTGTTGCCGATCAAGACAGAAAGTATTCGGAACGATTAGTTGCGGATTTGTATCATTCCATTTTAGGTCGTGAGCCAGATCGGGAAGGTTTTAATTTTTGGACTCGTCAAATGATTGATGGCAAACAATCATATGATGATGTTGCTAATGCTCTTTTCGATTTGCCAGAAGCAAAAGAAAATTTTGTCAATCAAACTTACAAACAATTTTTGGGTAGAGAGCCGGATGCAGAGGGTAAAAAATATTTTACTCAAGCTCTACAGTCAGGACAAGCAACGCCTGATCAAATTTATGAAATAATTCAAAATAGCGAAGAAGCTGGCGATTTCGAAATATCTAACTTTATTCAGGATCAATATAAAGGATTGACTGGGCGCGATCCATCCAGGCAAGAGCTAAACTCAGCATTAGATCAATTAAAAAGTGGAGCTGTTACATTTGATCAGTTTCACTCCAATATGTTTAATTCTCCCGAATCTCAACAATATCAGGCAAGTAATTTTGAACCGTATCAGGTAGCGAGCGCTGAAGGTTCGGTAACCGTCGCTCCCAAACAGCTTCGAACTGCTTATGAGTATAGCAAAGCTAATGATGAACTCATTCGAAGCCTTCCTATTGAGCAGCAGGTGGGCGCTCTTCTTCAACAGGAAGGTGGAATTTGGGTTGATAAAATTTTAAATCCCAACACACCGAAAGAAATAAAAGATCAAGCTTTAAAGCAATTAGAAGGCATTGTTAATGTTGTAGCTAACCGCGCCGCAGTTGGTTTGACAGAGAATAGCGGAGGCAAGAAAAGTCCTTGGCGAGGCTGGTTTGATCGTCAGGAAAACGATCCAAAAAGCGTTACCAGTCAAATTTTGGCTCCTTCAGCTTTTTCCGCAATGAAAATTGGAGTGTCAAAATTAGCTAAAGAAGGCTACAATGCTATTGTAAATCAAGCTATTCCAAACTTTAACAAAGAAGAATATCAACCAATTATGGATATGATCAAGGGCGTTTTGTCTGGTCAACGTCCTGATATAACCCAAGGTGCAACACATTATAAAGCAAATTATGTCCATCCAGGCTGGGCAAAAAGGCTCCCTCTTCACACGGATTTAGGAGGAGCGCCTGGAGGAAAGGGACCATATCATCAATTTTATGGAGCCAAGGACAGGGCCGCTGAAGCCCAGCAGGCCAGATTTGGTGTATCCTATGGTGGCGCAGATGTTGACCCGGCCCTTGCTGGAGCTGGCGCAGGCGTAACTGGCGGTGGCAGTGGGACTGGTTATATTCCGGGCGGCGGATCTGGATATGTTCCAGGCGGTGGCGGAATATCTGGACCCGCCGATGTTTCAGGAGCCGGCGGAGATTATACCGGCGGTCATGGCGGTGGCGGAACCGGGCATGTCGGCGTCGGCACCGGTCATGGCGGCATCCACGGTGGGACACACACAGGAACTCCGCATGTGACTGGCGGCGTTCACACTGCTGGCCACGGCACGACCTATACCGGCGGTCATGGCGGCCCGCATGTAACGGGTGGCGTTAGTTACCTTGATTCCGGTGGCTATCATCCCGGTGGCTTTCATTCCGGCGGCGATTTTGGCTCTTATGCGGGCTCGCATGGATTTGGGCATTCGACAGTCGGCCACGGCGGTCATCATGGTAGCCATGTCAGTCCATACCATGGCTGGTCGTGGGATATGTTCCACTCACAAAACCCTTACGGCATTCATCACAGCTTCAAAAACGGCGGCGCTGTTAAAGACGCTCTCCGCATAGCCAGAGCTTCAGGTGGCGGCGCATGGACTCGCAAAGAGGGCAAGAACCCTGAAGGCGGGTTGAATGAAAAGGGCCGCGCCTCTCTTCGCGCGCAGGGCCATGACATCAAGCGCCCACAGCCGGAGGGCGGTTCTCGCAGGGATAGCTTCTGCGCGAGAATGAAGGGCATGAAGGCCAAGCTCACCAGTGCTGAAACGGCCAATGATCCGGATAGCCGGATTAATAAGTCGCTTCGCAAATGGAATTGTGCGGACGGCGGTGCGATTGATGATGCTCTTATGGTGGCTCGCAAATCTGGCGGAGAAGTCTGGAACAAACCGCGCCCTAAATCTCTCGGTAAGCCCGAAAAGCTGACATCAAAAGAAAAGGCAAGCGCCAAGCGCATGGCCAAGGCTGCTGGCCGTCCTTATCCTAATCTTGTTGACAATATGCGAGCCGCCAAAGCTGATGGCGGTTCTATTGATGATGCTCTCCGCATTGCGAAGAGGGCTAAATAACCGGATATCCGAAGGCGCTCTTAGGCTATCCTTTTACTTTTTATAGGAATAAAACAATGGCACATCCGTATAAATCAGAAGCGAAAGCTGGTCACAGCAAGAAGCTTGCGAGCTATGGCGCAAAGAAAGAAGCGAAGAACTGGGCTGGCGAAAAGGCGTTGAACACCGACCGTCAGGCCGGCATGGACATCATTGAAGAAGAGCCGTCCCTGTCCAAAAAGACCATGGACCGCATCATGCGCAAGGCTGGCGGTTCCGTTAAGGGCAAGGATGCTGTCAAGCGTCTGGATAAGGTTTCCCGCAAGGGCAAGCGCCTGAAGGCTGCCGATGGTCTCCCGTCCATTGAGGAGCAGCTTAAATCGGCTGAGCGTCTGAAGGAAATCCGCGCCCGCAAGATGCCGGAAGAGGGTCCGACGCGCGAGGAAGCCGAGAGCATCAATCGCAAACAGCGTTATTCCATTGAGGATCTGGCTGCTCCCGGTCGCAAGAAGGGCGGCAAGGTCTCCCACATGGAATGGGAACATTCCAAGAAAGATTTGGCCCAGGATCGCAAGCTGGCCAAAAAGCACGGCATGTCGCTTGAGAAATGGGAAAAGTCAAAGCTTGACGAAAAGCATGACAAGCAGCAGTCGACCGAAGGTCTAAAGAAGGGCGGTCGCGCCATGCGTGGCTCCGGTGGTCCGGTTGCTCCGAAGACGAAGTCCTACACTTCTGAGAACAAAGTCACCAAATCGGCCAAATCCGGCGATCGCATGGGCGCTCTTACGGAGGCCGCAAGGACGACTGATCGGGTTAAGAAGTTTGGCGGTGGTGGTCTGACTGAAGAAAAGTCCACGAGCAAGAAAGCCGGCAAGGCCACTAATCTGACGATTAACATTGGTGGTCCCGGTCAGGGTGGCGCGCAGCCGATGCCGCCGGCTCCTGCTATGCCGCCTGCTCCTCCGCCGCCTCCGCCCATGCCTCCGATGGGACCGCCGATGGGTGGAATGCCGCCTATGGGTCCGATGGGTGGTGGTATGCCTCCTATGGGCGGAATGCCTCCGATGGGTGGCGCTCCGATGATGCGTCAGTCTGGTGGCCGCGTTGGCAAACAGATTGGTGGCGGCATGATGGGCGCTTCGGCTCCGGGTTTCGCCAGCAATGTCCCGCCGATGGGCATGGGTTATGGCCAGCAGATGGATAATCAGCAGGTCAATCCGATGGATCTGATTGCTCTTGGCAATGCGCTTCGTAGCGGTGGCATGGGAATGGGAACGGGCATGGCTCCGCGCGGCTTCAAGAAGGGCGGTCGAGTCAATCCTGACGTTCCGGTCAAGCAGCCGGGTCGAACGGCTGAGGGCTACGCGAAAATGGATTATGGCTCTGTTAGCGGTAAGGGCCGCCGCCAAAAGATCCTTGCGCAGGAAGACTGATCATGGGCAGAAGGCCGAAGTTTGACAGGAATGAAAAGATCCTCGCAATGCGGCTTTCTGGCGTGACCTATAAAGAAATAGCCTCTGCCTTTGGGATAACTAAAGGCAGGGCTTTTCAGATTTGCAAATATATGATGGAAAAAAGAGGAGGCTAAAACGAATCTCGATCTGCGATTTTATCGGGAGTTGGAAGACAGAATTTCCAGTGAATTAGAAAAGCTCGCTGCTGAATTAATCGCTGGAAAGGCAGTTGATTGGCCTGATTATAAAATGAGGGTTGGTCGGCTGAAGGGTATGCAAGAAGCTCTTGCATTCGCAAAAGAAGTCCAAAAAGAAGTTTTGGGCGTTGAAAGGAAGTAAGCCATGCCGGCTTTACAGATGTTGCATGATCGCGATCCAAAAGAAGCTCTTTTGGAGAAGGTAGGCGATCTTTCTGGTATTGAGATATTTGGATCAGACGTTCTGGTTGCCATATATCGCAGGCCAGAAAAAACAAAATCGGGTATTATTCTTGCGGATTCCACCAGATCAGAGGATCGGTGGCAATCAAAATGCTTTTTGGTCCTTAAATTAGGTCCGACAGCCTATCTGGATGATGAGGGAAATCGTTTCAGGGACATTAAAGAGGGCGATTGGGTCGTAGCGCGCTGCTCGGACGGCTGGGAAGTCACTCTGAATACCCTGAAAACAGGAATTTCCAAGGAAGACACGGTTTCTTGCCGGATTTTCTCCGATCACGCAATCCGCGCCCGTGTCGCTGACCCTGATTCCATCTACTGAGGGCTGAAAAATGGAAGATATTGAAGAAAATTTGGGTGAAACCGTCAAATTGGACGAAGATCCCTCTGTTGTTGTTGAGATTGAAGAGCCAAAATCCGAAAAAAAGGCTAAAAACGAGCCTGATGAGCGTGAAGTTGCTCTTAATGAGATGCGCGCTCAGTATGAAGAGCAGAAAAAGCGCCTTGAGATTGAGCGTAGAGCCCGTGAACAGGCTGAACAATATGCCTACCAGCAGGCAAAGCAGGCTCACAGCGCCCGCGCAGAGGCAGAAGACAGCAATCTCCGCACTATTTTGAACGCCATCGCTGCCGACGAGCAGGTTGCGACAAATGCAGAGCGTGTTTACGCGGATGCTGTGGCTACAGGCGATACCGCACTGGCTGCCAAGGCTCAGCGTGAGATGGCCAGAGTTGAGGCTCGATTGCTTCAGCTCGAAAATGGCAAGCGAGCGCTTGAGGAAAGGCTACAGACCGCCGAGGGCAGGGTATCTGAGCCCGAAATGCCCAGGTTTGCGCCTCAACAGCCGGCTGATCCTGTTGAGATGTATGCTTCCCGGCTAACGCCCAAAAGCGCAGCCTGGCTAAGATCGCATCCTGAAGCGGCCAATTCAATTAATAAGCTCACGGCGGCGCATACTGCTGCGGTAGAGCTTGAAGGAATTGAAGCAGAGTCTCCGGAATACTTTGCTTACATTGAGAGCAAGCTTGGTTATTCCGGTGGCGGGAGAGACAGCAAGAGCGAACCCAGAAGGTCTAAATCCAATATAAGTTCAGCGCCGGTTTCTTCGTCAAGCTCCATGATGGCTCCGCGTTCCAGCGGATCATCTGGTTCTATTACGCTGAGCCCTGCTGAAGTTGAAATGGCCATGCTGGCTGAGCCTGATTTGCCGCGTGAGAAAGCTCTGGAAGCTTATGCCCGGAACAAACAGGCGCTTCTCCGCGAAGGCAAACTTAATTAAGGATTTGGACAATGACTGGTTTTGAAAACATCGACATCCCGGATATCCGTTCCTCTGAAGCCCGTGCTGCATCTCGCGAACCGAAGGCGAGGCCGAAACTGGACTCTACTTCGTCTTCTCTTGCGCGTGCGGAAGCCCGTTTGCGGGAAATCCGTGAAAGCCTGCCGGAGGGCGGTGCGCTTCGAGACAAATTCTGGGCTCCCCAAGCTCCGGCAGGATGGACTTATGAATGGAAAGTCCGGACGGTTATGAATGAAGAGCAATCATCGTATATCGTTGAATTGGCTCGAAATGGCTGGGAAGCTGTCCCGTTGAGCCGCCATCCTGACATGATGCCGGCAGGTTGGAAGGGCGATACGATTGAGGTTGAGGGTCTGGTTCTTATGGAGCGCCCGTCTGTTCTGACAGAAGAAGACCGCGCTGCTGAGGTACGGGCTGCCCGTGAAGCTGTAGCCACAAAAGAGGCACAACTTCGGGATGGCAGGGCTAGCGATCTGGGCAAGCGCGAGGTTCAGCGCTTCTCGAAAAGCCGCTCTCCGATTAATATTCCGGGTGACGAATAAGCAATTGTTGACTTGAAAGTCAATAAAGGCTAAATATTCGCAGACTACGGAATTCTGTCTAGTAATAGACAAAAGAATTAGGTGGGGACCGCAGGGTTGGTCCCTCCTTTTATAAAGTCGATCCGCGCCGGATTGGCATTCATCTTCTCCGCTAAAATCTCCCACGCGCTGTTGGCGATTAGGCACTCTCTGAATTCAGGAGGGTGTGTTGACAAACACCTTTGCTCCCTTCGGATTCCGTCCAGTTTCGACCAGCAATGGCCCGATCAACTGGCGTGTTTCCACTCGTCGCGTCGCGGCGGGAAATTCTACGCCCATCTATAAGGGCGACGTTGTCATGCCGGTAGTTGGCACGCCGACGGGTTATATTACGCTTGGCGTTCCTGGCACGATTGCCGCGACGGTTCCTGCCGCCGGCATCTTCTGGGGCTGCCAGTATCTTTCGACGACGCAGAAGCGGACGGTCTGGTCTCAGTATTGGCCCGGTTCTGACGCGACTGGCGACGTTATTGCGTTTGTGATTGACGATCCGAATGCTCGCTTTGTCGTTCAGACGAGCGGTTCTTCGTTCCAGATCACTGGCACTAACTCCGCCTTCACGTCGTCTCCGGTTGGCCAGTATGCCACGTTCAACGCGGGCGCTGGTTCGGCCACCACGCAGCAGTCTGGCCAGTATCTTGATACGGTCGGAAGCACGGCTGCCTATCCGTTCATTATCACGGACATGGTCATTGACCCGCCGGGAGCTAATGGCACGGATGCGACGAGCAACTACAACTATGTGGTTGTCGGCTTCAACAACGAGTGGCTGCGCAGCAATGCGGGCGTCACTGGCATCAGCTAAGGAGTAGAGACCAATGGCTGTTAATCTTAGCGCCATCCGCGATCTGCTCCTTCCGGGCCTTCGCGGTGTTGAGGGTAAGTATCCTCAGATCCCGAGTCAGTGGGACAAGGTCTTTGAAAAGGCCAAGTCCAACATGGCTCTCGAGCGTACCGCTGAAATGCGTTACCTCGGCCTTGCCGCCATCAAGACTGAAGGCGGTGCGGTTAGCTTCGACAACAACGCTTCCGAGCGTTACGTCTATAATCAGGAGCATTACGAGATCGGTCTCGGCTACGCGATCACTCGTAAGGCGATTGATGACAACCTGTATAAGACCCAGTTCACGCCCACGAATCTTGGCCTGATCGAGTCCTTCGGTCAGACGAAGGAAATCTATGGCGCGAACATTCTTAACACGGCGACGACGTATAACTCGGCGGTCGGCGGTGACGGTGTTGCTCTCTGCTCCACCTCGCATCCGATTGACGGCGGCGTTGTTGCTAATCGCCCGACTGTCGACGTTGATCTTAACGAAGCCTCGCTGCTTAACGGTATGATCAGCATTCGTCAGAACTTCAAGGACATCGCCGGCCTGAAGATGTTTGCGCGTGGTCGCAAGCTCATCATTCCGCCGACCCTTGAGCCGACGGCGATTCGCCTTACCAAGACGGAACTCCGTCCGGGCACGGCAAACAACGACGTCAACGCGATCCATACGACCGCAGGCGGTCTGCCGGAAGGCTACATGGTCAACGACTTCCTGACTTCGACGAAGGCCTGGTTCCTTCTGACGAATATCAAGGGTCTTGTCTACATGGAGCGTATCCCGTACGAAATGGATATGCAGGTAGACTTCACCACGGATAATTTGCTAGTGAAGGGATATGAACGTTATAGTTTCGGCTACTACAATTGGCGCTCAATTTTTGGTAGCTTCCCGACCTAATTGATTTAAGTCGCTGTATTTATTCAACAATGCAGCGACTTAATATTTTCGGGTGTTGGCTTTACATTATCATTAAGCCAAAGTATAATCTTCAAATCGTAGCTACGATTGGGAGATATGCGATGGTAAAAAATGTAGAGCTGACATTCGAAGAATTGTCCAATGTTTTGAGTTATGACGCCTATTCAGGTTCTTTTACCTGGAAGGTGACAATTAACTCCAGAGCTAAGGCAGGAGAAAAAGCAGGCGTTTGGCAGCGTATGCAAAATGGCAAAGATTATTTTTCGATCACTTATAAGGGTCGAAAGTTATCTGGAGCCCAGCTTGCATGGTTGCTTCATCATGGCGAATGGCCAGATAGGTCAACCTTCTTCATTGATGGCGACACGACAAATCTTCGGATATCAAACATCAAGCTAGCTGATTACAAGGCAGAGCGGGTTGTTAGAGAAGATGGTTCTACTCGCTATAAAATGTCTAAGGATCAGCAACGACACTATGGCTTGATGCGCTATTATGGAATGTCTGTTGGCGAATATGCCGAGATGTTTCGGAAGCAGGATGGCAAATGCGCCATCTGCAATCAGCCGGAAACTGATAAAGATCGTCATGGGAACATTCGTGTTCTAGCAGTCGATCACTGTCATGCTACTGGCGCTGTTCGGGAACTTCTTTGCTATGCCTGCAATAGTATGCTTGGGCAAGCCAAAGATAACATTGATGTTTTACTTGCTGGTGCTGAGTATCTCAAAAAGCATTCAGCTTAACGCACAACCCCAAAGGATGTGAATAATGGCACTTACCAATTTTCCCAACGGCATTACCTCTTTCGGTGTGCCGGTCGTTGGTGGCGTTGGCGGCATTCCGCTGACTGGCACCTGGTGGTTTGTTAACCCGGCTTCGGGTTCTGACGCCTATGATGGGCAGTCTCCCGAGACGCCTTTCCAGACGATTTATGCTGCCTATCAGGCTGCGGCTGACGGCAATAACGACGTTATTGTCCTGATCGGCAACGGTGCGACCAGCGGCACGGCGCGTCTTTCTCTTGCGAATGCGCAGGCGGCAAACAGCGCTGCGACGAGCGGCTCTCTTATTTGGGCGAAGAATGCTCTTCACCTGATTGGCGAGGGTTCTCCGACCGGCATCAGCAATCGCGCGCGCATGGCTCCGCCGACAACCTATACGGCCGCGACCTTCCTTAATAGTCAGCCGGTTGCTTCGACGCCGGTTGTGAAGGTCACTGGCTCTGGATGTATCTTTGCGAACTTCCAGATCTGGGGTGGTTTCTCGACGGGTAATGCCGGTATGATTACCTGGCAGGACGAGGGCAATCGTAACTATTACGCCAGCGTCCATTTTGCTGGTCAGTCTGACGCAGCTTCGGCTGGCGGCACGGCTTCGCGTTCGCTGGTTCTTTCCGGCGGCGGCGAGCATGTGTTTCAGGACTGCACTGTTGGCGTTGATACTGTTCAGCGCACGACGGGCGTTACGCGCACGCTTGAGTTCAAGGACGGCACGGCTCGCAACTCGTTCCTTGGTTGCGTATTCCCGGTCACGCTGGCGTCTGCTTCGGCTGCTTCTCGGACGATCTACACGGCTGCTGCGGCGGCTGCGGATCGCTGGCAGCGGTTTGATGGCTGCACGTTCATCAACGCGGTTGGCTCGGGTTCAACGGCCCAGACGGCTCTTGTCGATCTGGCTGCCTCGACGGGTGGCGTTGTCATCCTGAAGAACTCGACGGCTGTTGGTTCGACGGATCTGTTCGCGAATGCGACGACTGCCGGCCAGATGTATATCGACGGTGGCGCTCCGACTGCGGCTACCACGGCCCTTGCTGTTAATCCGGCCTAATCCCAAAGATTAAGGAGATAGAATATGAAAGCTCATTACAAGAAGGGTGGCTCGGTTGAGCCCCAGGGCAAGATGGTTGCCAACCCGACTCCGTCCGATGTTTACGCCGGCGAAGATTCGGAAGTTGTGAAGTCTGCCAAGAAGCGCAAGAAGGGCGGCAAGGTTTGTGGCCCAATGGCCATGAAGCGCGCTGACCGCAAGCCGCGCAAGTCTGGCGGCAAGGTCTCGGCGGGCTGGGATGCGGCCTCCACGACGCACAATCCTCCGGGCCGCAATCTGGTTGACTGATTATGGATTGGCCCGCTTCGGCGGGCCTTTCTTTTCGGAGGTTGTCATGGCTGAGAAATGGATCCAGTCAGCAATAAAAAAACCTGGGGCGTTGCGTAAATCGCTGAAGGTTAAAGAGGGTGAAACAATTCCGACCGGCAAGCTTAAAAAGGCTTCGCATTCGGAAAACCCGACGCTTGCCAAGCGGGCAAATCTGGCTTTGACTTTGAAAAAACTCAATAAGCGCCATGGCGGTCAGGTTGACGGCGCGATTTCAGTTAAAAGACTGGATCGGAAGCCTCGCGCTGGCGGTGGCTGCTACTAAGGAATTTTATCATGCAAGGCATTCAGGTAGTTGCCGGTCCTTTGGCCACGGCTGATGATAATGGTATTTGCGAATCGCAGACTCCTTCGGCCGGCCCTTTGACATTAAATGGCGCGCTTGTCTCTAGTGGCGTTGCAAGACTTGGAACTGCTCGACGAGTGCTTGTTACTACAGCTGGCAATGAAACCGGTAAGACGATGATTATTACCGGGACAGATGTTAATGGGAATACAATCTCCGACACGGTTAGTTTGCCAAATGCTTCAACTGTTTACACAGATTTAGATTTTCTTACTGTTACTCGTGTTACGATAAGCTCTAATGCAGCAGCTGGCATTATTGTCGGAACTAATGGAATTGGTGGATCTCGCTGGGTGCGATTTGATGATTTTGCCCCAGGCAGTATCTCAATCCAGCTTACAGTTAGTGGAACTGTAAACTATACGCTTCAAGCTACTCTCGATGATCCAAATGATCCATTTAGCCCTGTAACAGCTGAAAATGTAACCTGGGTTAACTCTTCAGATTTAAATGTCGTAGCTGTTGCGGCAACTCGTCAGAGTAATTTCCTTTTTGCGCCCAAATATGCCCGTGTGCTTATCAATAGCGGAACGGGAACGGTTACGGCTACATTCGTCCAGAGCAGCAATGGACCGATCTAATGTCTGGTATATCTGCTGGAAACGGCTTAAGCGCAGGAAATAATCTTTCTACGCTTACGGCATTATCTCCTGATAATGGGCTATCTTTCAATGGCTTCCCTGCTGCTAATCCGACAAACTCTCTATTGCTTGAATCCGGCTCATACTTGCTTTTGCAGGATGATAGTCATCTCTTATTGCAGGCATAATCATGGCTGACCAAAAGCTTCCTTCACTTCCTGCCGCTTCAACTCTTACAGGGTCAGAGGTTTTATATGGCGTCCAGTCATCAGCATCTGTGAAGATCAGCGGAAATCAAATTAAGACATTTACTAATGTCCCTGGTGGAACAGACGGGCAAGTCCAGTGGAATAGTAATGGCGCTTTTGGGGGATTTGATGTTTCTGGAGACGCTACATTAGTTACATCAACTGGCGCTCTTACGGTTTCCAAGATTGGTGGCATCCCAGTTTCTTCTAATTATGTTTCTAAGACAGGAACATATACTGCAAGTTCAAGTGACTTTGTAATTGATTGCACCGCTAATACATTTACAGTTAGCCTTCCGACAGCAGTTGGTATTACTGGAAAGCAATATTGTATTAAGAATAGTGGAACTGGTGTTATTACGATTGATGCCAATGGATCTCAAACAATTGATGGCGAATTAACTCGCATATTATCAATTCAGTATGGGGCTATTTGGATTATTTCCGATGGCGCAAATTGGAAGGTTATCTAATGTCTTACAATACTGCCCCAAATCCTCATGCAACATTCTCATCATCTGTTGATCAGGCGATTGTTGATTCTGCATTGGCTCAAGTCGTCACATTCAATACAACAATAAATTCAGCCGGCATTTCTCTTGGAGATAATACAAAAATTATATTGCCGCAAACAGGCAATTATTTATTTTCAATTTCCGCTGTTGCGTTTTGCACGGCGGGATCTGATCAAGAAGCTTCAATATGGTTTAGAAAAAATGGGGATGACGTAGCAAATTCTAACACTTATCTAACTGTTCCTAAAAATAACAACATGATTGTTGCAGTTACTCTTAGTCTTCCCTGCACAACTGCGGGTGACTATTATGAATTGTGGTTTTCTGGGCAGTCCACAAGCGTTAGACTTGATTCTGTCGCTGCTATTACAGGCTCATCAACCTTCCCGCCAAATCAACCTGCTTCACCTTCAATTATTATAACTGTTGCTCAAATAGGTTAATAAATAATGGCCAATACACCTATATCTGGGCTTAACCCAGGCGTTGCTATTAGCGATACGGATTTATTTCCCGACGTTCAGACGGTAGGTATTGGCCCGGTAAGGGTTACTGCTTCTCAGATTAAAACATATACTTCTAATAGCCCAGTGCTTGTTACGCCTAATATCGGCGTTGCAACCGGAACGAGCCTGGCTCTTGGTGGCGCTGCTATTGGCTCTAATGCGCTGGCTGTTACTGGAACGGTTGATTTCAATGGCGCTGTTACGCTTGGAACGCAGCAGAGCATTCAAGGATCTCTTGTTCTTTCCAACACTGCCGCTGGCGCGTACGAGACAACGTTAAGATCCTCAAATTCATCAAGCGTTGCCTGGACATTTACGCTTCCTCCGAATGCCGGAACAAACGGCTTTATTCTGACTACGAATGGATCTGGCGTATCTGCCTGGACTAATCCGACTGCTCTTGGCATTGATATAGACGTTAATTCCACGGCTATCACGGGTGGCGTTAGTGGTAGGCTTGTTTACGATAACGCGGGCACTTTTGGTGAGATTTCAGCCATTACAACCAATGGCTCCGGAGCGTTAACTATCGGATCTCAGCAGACGACCCAAGGCTCTATTGTGTTGGGCAACACCGCTTCTGGTGCTTTTTCTACGACAATTCAGTCATCAAATAGTTCTTCGGCAGCCTGGACGCTGACGCTTCCGACCACTGCCGGGACGAGCAATTATGTTCTTACCACAAATGGTTCTGGCGTATCATCCTGGTCTCAGGTTAGCCTAACTGCTGGCGTAACAGGGATATTGCCGCTTGCAAATGGTGGAACAAACGCAAATTTGACTGCCTCTAATGGCGGTATTTTTTATTCAAATGCCACGGCTGGAGCTATTTTATCTGGCACTGCCACCGCTGGGCAGCATTTGCAATCCGGCGCTAATTCGGCTCCTTCGTGGACAACGGCGACATTCCCGTCTACTGCGACCGGAACGGGTTCAATACTTCGGGCTGATGGAACAAATTGGACTGCCACAACTGCAACATATCCCAATACGACCGCGGCAGGCACAGTTTTAGTCTCTGCTACTGCGAGCGCTATTACCGCTTCGTCTTCTCCGACCTTGGGTGTTCAGCAAACCACGCAAGGTTCTCTTGTCCTTGCCAATACCGCTGCTGGGGCTTTCGCGACAACAGTTAATTCATCTAACTCTTCTACGGAAGCATGGACACTCACACTACCGCCCAACAAGGGAACTAATGGGTATATACTGACCACAAATGGTTCGGGCGTATCCTCATGGACGAATCCAACGGCACTAGGTATTGACCTGGATGTTAACACGACGCCCATAACAAATGGCACGGCTGGACGACTGCTTTTTGAGGGTGCGGGCAACGTTCTTCAGGAAAGCGCAAATCTTACATTTTCTTCCAGCACATTAACGCTTGGCGTTGCATCTTCCGCCACTGGCTCTGTAGCATTGACGGGCGCGACGAGCGGGACGGCAACAATAACGGCGCAAGCTGTTGCAGGAACTCCGACGCTAACACTGCCAACTGCAAGCGGGACTCTTGTATCAACAGCAACTTCTCCGCTTTCTATCAACGCAACAAGCGGAGATATTTCAATTACTGGCTTGGCGGGTGGGGTTCTTGCCGGCTCAACTCCTGCGTTTACTGCCACTCCAACACTTGGAGTTGCCGGAACGACGGTAGGAACCATTGCATTTGCCAATGCTACATCTGGAAGCATTACTCTTTCGCCTGCAACTGGTGCGCTTGGGTCATCAACTATAACTATACCGGCGACGACTGGAACGATGACCGTTCTGGGAAATTCCACTACTGGATCTGGCAATATTGTACTTGGCACATCTCCTTCTTTGACAACTCCATCTCTCGGAGTTGCAACAGGAACTAGTCTTAATATAAATGGCGCGACACTTGGAACAAACAATTTAGCAGTAGTGGGAACGTCATTTTTTAATGGAAGTGTTGGTATTGGGGCAAACGCACTTTCTTTTACTCAGTTTTATGTAAACTCCTCATCTAATATTAATGCAAGATTTGAAAGACAAAGCGGAGCAGCCGTAGATATTCTTGCTCAATCAACATTAGGTGCCATTGGAACGGCTAACTCTAATCCATTTTTGTTTTACACAAATGGCTCCGAGTCGGCCAGGATAGATCAAAATAAGAATTTTGTTATTAATACAGCAGCTATTGCGACAAACGCAACTAATGGATTCTTGTATATCCCGTCGTGCGCGGGAACTCCTACTGGCGTCCCAACGACATATACTGGTAGACTGCCTATTGTATATGACTCTACAAATAATATGTTATACATATACAATGGGGGGTGGAAATCGGCTACGTTTACTTAATCAGGGAGGGATCAATCATGTCTTTAATTTATGAAACCGTAATTAATGAAATGCAGGTTAAAACAAATATTGATAATAAGAAAAATGTTGTGTTCATAATAAATTTTAATATCGTTGGAAGTGATGATGGGTTTTCGTCATATGAAAATTTAAATTATGAAATAGGATATGACAAATATTCTGATTTTGTCTCTTATGAAAATCTGACCAAAGAAATTGTCTGTTCATGGATTACTAAATCACTTGGCTACGAGCTTGACAATATCAAAAACAAAATTAAACTAAACATTGAAGAAATGAAAAATCCAACCGTTAAATCTATTCCTCTCCCATGGTAGAATGAGGGCAAAATGGACAATATACCTGTTACCTTGACGGCAAATGAATGGAATGTTGTTCTTAATGCTTTGTGTCAAAGGCCATTTGCCGAGGTAAATTTTCTTATATATAAAATAAAAAACCAAGCTGATGCTCAGGCTGAAATAAATAATATTGGTAATAATTCTGATATATCTCAAAATACATAGAGAGAAAATTAATGGCATATGCATCCAAAGAGGGTAGAGCGAGAATAAATTCCCGCTCTCCACAGGCTGCTGGCCAATGTGATCGATGTGGCTTTCTCTATAGCCATAGCCACCTCCGCTGGCAATTAGATTATAGCGGATCTGGATTATACAATAAACGCATTTTAGTATGTGAGAATTGCTACGATACGCCTCAGCAACAGTTGAAGGTTATAGTTATTCCGCCAGATCCAATGCCTATCTTAAATGCCAGACCTCCAGATTATGAAAATTCTGTAACAAATATTCGCCAAACATATCAAACTCCATTAACTGATCCTGTAACTGGATTGCCAATACCGCAAGGTGATACCAGAGTATCAAATGCCAAATTGTATTTGGACAATGAGTTGTTGATGGAAAATTTGTCCGGGTGCATACAGTTAGAAAATAGAGCATTATGTTTATCAGCAGAAAATTCTGCGCAAGAAGAATATGTTAGGGTTACCCAGCAAACCGGCGAGCCTCCAGGTGGGCTAAATGAGTTTCCTGGAACCAACTTTCAGGTTCCTGGAAATGATGATCCCGGGCTTCCCTACGGAAACGAAGAAGTACCACAGACAGGACCACTATAATGGCATATGTTCAGATTCCTAATCTTCCTGCATCGGCCGGTGTTAGTGGTGGAGAACTTGTAGAGGCCGTTCAAGCTGGATCGTCCGTTAAGCTGACAACTGGACAAATTGCGTCATTGTCTAAGCCAAATGGCGGAGCTTATGCGGGAAACATTAGTTTCTCAAATGTTTTGCCAGATGGAGCTAATACTGCCAGATATTTACAAACAAGATTTTCAGATTGTCTTAATGTCAAGGATTATGGGGCAATTGGCGATGGCGTAGCCGACGATACAAATGCTTTTTTATCTGCAATTGCTGCTACAAATACAACTGCACCAGAAGGAACATTGCTTGGCAAGGCCATATACATCCCATCTGGAACTTATTTAATTAAAAGAATAAACATAATAAAGTCCGTTGTGTTATTTGGCGACGGGTCAACTTCAACAAAAATCTTATGTGCGCCCTTGGTTAATAGCGATGTTTTAAATTTTAATGGCGTTGATGGAATTGAAATAATTGGAATTACTGTAGACGGAAATAAGGCAGCTCAAATATCTGCTCCAGTTAATTCTGGAAACCCGGTAGCTTTTGTTAGCTGCTCAAATGTTTATATGCACGATTGCGTTTTTACAAACGCTCTTGGCAACGGCATGATAACATTTGGTGGTTTTAATTTCCATTACGAAAAGTGTTATTTTACAGATAATAACGCAAATGGAACATATCACACTACTACTGCGGTAGCAATAGATAACGGAACAAAAAATATTACCGGAACAAATTGTGTTTGCAGTAATAATGGTTTTGATGGTTTTTGCTTTGATCCAGGATCGGATAACTGCACGCTTTCGGCGTGTCTTTCTTTTTTAAATCTTGGCTGCGGATATAATGTTTTTGGAAATAACTCTGGAATATTTGCCAGAAATGTAACCCTTGTTGGATGTATTGCAAAAAGGAATAGCCTTGAAGGGTTTAGTGTTGTTGCAAGTTATAATGTTACAATTTCCGGATGCCAATCTATTGAAGATGGCCAAAACGGATTTCCTGGAAGAAATCATGGGTTTATTGTTCTTGGAGATTTTGTTGGGCAGGGAAGGATTTACAATGTAACAATTAATAATTGTTTAATTTTTGCTCCTCGCGGTCATGGAATTTTTTGCGATACTACAAATGGAACAACTCACGCAAATATTATTATTTCTGATACTTTAATTTATAACGTCGGGCAAAGCAATCCGGGTAATTACGATGGGATACATTTAACAGAAGTCGAAGATGTTCTTATTTCTGATATCTTTATAAAAGATACAGATGTTCCTAAAAAAATGAGATTTGGTATCTCTACTTCCGCCGACTCTACTGGTGTTAAAATAATTGGCGGAACTGTGGAGTCCGGGACTTTAGGCAAATATAATGTTTCTAATGGAGATGTATTTATAGCTCAAGAAATTAACGATGGAGAATATTCTGTATTTACAAAAACCGAAGACAAAGGAATTTCAGTATATGGTGCTGCGCGCCCTAGAATTACTTTAACTCCCACAGCTACATCTACAAGCGCAAGATTTTATGCCAGGGAATCAAGCTGGTATGCAGCTGGTATTTGGAATAACATTCAATGGAATACTAGCTGGAATTTGGATAATGAATCATATCCCGGCTGGGACGTATCCACTAATTCTGATTTAGATATATTTCAAGTTAGAAGAGCAACATCTGGAACAAATCCAAGAAACTTAACAACATTATTTACTATTA